ATCTCTGCTTCCACAGATGACATCCGAGCATCGTTTGATGAGGTAACAAAACCTCATGAGATCTGCTCCATGTGTCCTCGCAACCCTGTGTGGTTCACGGCAACCAAACAGTTGGATGCGAAATTGAAAAAGAACGTCGCAATGCACGATGAAGCAACCTATGACACCGTTTGATACTTACAAAGAGTATCTGGCGTACAAGAATCACTTCTCCAAGGAGAAGTATGATTACTTTGTGTATGGTGGCAAGTCCAGAGCAAGTCTTGACTCCTTCTACAAGAGGAAGGACAGGTACTTCTTTGAGAAGACATCAAGGAAGTACAAGGACGAGGACATCCGAAACTTCTTCCTTGCTAACTTTGTGAGCACTGATAATCCACAGGGTCTGTGGATTGGTAACATCATCCGTGGTGGTGAGGGAGTTTACGTAGCGTGGCAGCGTCGTCAGCAGAGTTTGTTCTACAACTTCAAGAGCACCAACAAAACCATGCTGGAACAGTATGGGTTGCAGGACTTTATTGAAGTAAAGGGTGGTCACCCACCACTCCTCAAAGAATATCTGGCAGGCAACCTCAGCATTGAGGAGGCAGTGATCTATGAGAAGTTGTTTGGATACTGCAAAGACTACGACAAGAAACTAGATGACCCGGTGTGGCATCAGATCGGAATGAAGATCAAAAAGTATCTACCGTTTCTAAATATTGACAAAGAAAAGTATCGCAAGCAAGTAATTGCTGAGGTCAACGATCAATTCTAATGAGCAAATTTTTTGAGAACGAGAATGTCCGCCGTGAAATGGAGGACATCTATGACATCCAAAAAGAACTGTACAATGTGATCATGCAGTTCCCCTCCATGTCTGATGCTGCGAAGTGGGAGCACATTGAAACGTTGAAGAGTTTGATTGAGAAGCAGCAGATCATGTGGACCAGGGTCTCGTACTCCGAAGACCCTGAAGCAGTTGACATGAAGAAAAAGATTCAGGAGTCTGCCAAACAGATTGGTTTTGGTAATGCAGACATGAATACTATCTTCAGCAACATGAAGAACACCTTGAACCTCATGCAGACCCAACTGAAGAGGTAATAAATAAGTTTTTATTCACTCCTATGATCTCTGTTTTATTTGTTGGTAAGGTGAAGGAGTTCACTGATGAATACAATGAATACAATAACACCCTGCTGGATAGTGCACAAAAGATCCCAGGGTTTATTGGTATGGAAAGTGAGATGGTAGATGACATTGAGATCACTGTCAGTCAATGGCAGAGTGAAGATGATGTGCAGGAGTGGGCACGTGATCCAACGCACATGAAAGCAAAGCGAAGGGTCAAAAAGTGGTACCACTGGTACCGCGCTAAGCATTTTACGTCTAACCAATGAACGACGACGATCTGTATCCCGTATTTGAGGATGATTGGTATGCATCCTTGAATATGGGCATACAGGAACTCCGTATGTTGTACGACCATATCGAGTATTCAATCAAGATGTGGCCGGGTTCTCCTGCTCGTCCGGCAGAGGAGCAAGAATATCTTCACAGATTGAGATCAAGAATTGCAAGTGTAATAATGCAATACAATTTTGACATGCTGGAAATGGAGTGATAGAATGCACTTGTATCATGCATTCCGCACTGAAATGGCAAAGGGTTTCAAAGAACTTCGGAACGTAAAACCACGTCCCGATCTGACACCACAGACCACTGCCCTTGAGACTCCGGACAAAGACAAAAAGAAACCTCAAACCTTGCTGAACAGCAAGCACCTTGCCTTTGATAAAGATGGCAATGTGGTAAACCCAAGGGATCTGAGAGAGAAAGAAGCATTGGAAACGAGTAAGCGTATGAATGTGATCCTTGCCACTGGACTGCTGTTCATTGTCTTTGGTCAGATCTATCTTGGTTCTGCCATCAATGGCATGACAAGAACCATCACTCGTCTTGCTGAAACTTCCTTGACAGGTGCTAAATAAACCGCTATATTATGTAAGCGGTGACAATCTTACTAATCCACCGAATCTAATCCAATATGTCTTTTGCAGACCTCAAAAAGCAATCTCGACTTGGTTCTCTGACTTCAAAGTTGACCAAGGAAATCGAGAAGATGAATACCAGCGGCGCTGGTAACACAGACGAACGTCTGTGGAAACTTGAAGTCGATAAGGCAGGCAATGGTTATGCCGTCATCCGATTCTTGCCCGCTCCTGAGGGAGAAGAACTCCCTTGGGCGAAGGTGTGGTCACACGCCTTCCAAGGACCTGGAGGTTGGTATATCGAAAACAGCCTGACCACCCTAGGACAGAAAGATCCTGTCTCTGAGTACAACCGTCTCCTTTGGAACAGTGGTACTGATAGTGACAAGGATTTGGCACGTAAGCAGAAGCGAAAGCTCACTTACATTGCGAACATCTACGTTGTCAAGGATCCGACCAACCCCCATAACGAAGGACAAGTTTTCCTTTATAAGTTCGGAAAGAAGATCTTTGACAAGATCACTGCTGCCATGCAGCCTGAGTTTGAAGACGAAGAAGCAATCGACCCGTTCGATTTTTGGCAAGGTGCGAACTTCAAACTGAAGGCAAAGAATGTTGCGGGTTACCGTAACTATGACAGTAGTGAGTTTGCTGCTGCATCTCCGGTGCTGGACGACGACGATGCCCTTGAGGCATTGTGGAAGAAACAGTATTCTCTAGAAGAATTTACTCGCCCTGATCAGTTCAAGGCATATGGGGAACTAGAGAAGCGTTTGAATTCCGTGTTGAACAACACCCGGAAACCAGTTGACCCTGAGACCTTCGATGAGGAGGAAGCAGCGGTCACTAAATCTCGCCAGCAAATGGATGAGGAAGATCGTATCGTCAAAAGAAGTCCTGCCCCTGTTGAGTCTGCTGTCGCGACCGGATCAACAGATGCTGATGACTCAGATGACGATGCCCTGTCCTACTTTCAGAGACTTGCCGAGAGCTGAGGCATGAAGTTCTACAGCTTCAACGAGCTGATTGGAGTCTGGGATGGGGATCTCCCCATCCTGGACTTTTCTCTTAGGAAGATCTATGAATGGAGGGACGAGTTCCCTGAGTCCGAAGGCAATTCCAACATCGAGGGTTGGCAACGCACTGGTATGCACAAAGATGGGCGATTCAATCCACTGATGTCACTCATCGCAAATAAGTCTCGGGAATACATCGATCAGCATGATGTAAAACCACCCCGCTACATGGAGATTGTCCATGCCTTCGCCAACATCAATGGACCTGGTGCATCAAACTGCATGCATCATCACACCTATGGTCAGATCAGTGGGGTGTATTGGTTGAAGACACCACGTAATAGCGGTGATCTAATAATCATGAGTCCTTTCCACAACCAATACCTGAACACCTCGTGTGTATCTAAGATTGACCGCAATGCGATGGTCATTGAACCCAAAGCAAACACAGGGGTATTTTTCAACAGCAATCTAGTTCACTACGTAGATCAGAACCGATCAGGTAAAGACAGGGTGTCTGTAGCATTTCACATCCTTCTTCACCCGTAGCGAAAACGGACTTTCATTTACCAGAAACTGGAAAAAAAACTCGGGGCAAAAATCGCCCCTATAGGCTTTTATGTACAAAAACATAGTCATCATAGAACGGAATATCGATGTGACGCCGTTTTTGGAGGAATTGAACCCAGATCACTGGGACTGGGTTTCGCAGCAAACGGGAAATAACCTCGGAGGCGACAGAAACCCATATGGGTTCTTACCGCTAGTTTGGGCAAAAGTCCAAAAAGGCGAAGATCCGCATGATGCGATGGGACAAGAAAAAACGGCACTTTACGACTTATACCCCAAAGTGCACGAATTTTGGAAAAAGCACAATATCACCGAAACTGGCAGAGCGGCATTTTTCCGATTACAACCCGGAAAACGTGTTTTGGAGCATATTGACCGTGGTGAGTATTATAAGAAAAAGGACCGATATCACTTATCTCTGCAAGGCACCTATTTGTACCGTGTTGGTGATGAAAGCATGATTGTGCCACCTGGCACGTTTTTCTGGTTCCACAACAAATTACCCCACGAGGCATTCAACGTGGGGGATGTTGATAGGTACTCATTGGTTTGGGACGTTCCTCACAGTCCCAACAACCCACATTTAGCGAAGTGCTAAAAGACGAAGATTATCGCCTTTCTTCATCTTACGGTCAATGTACTGACTAGAATCTTCATAAGTCATGATGTCCCTCATGTCTTCGATAATGGTATCGATGTACATTGACTTGAGAGTGTAGATGTTCCGCTTCGCATCATTTTTGCGAGTCTCATACTCTAGGTAACTGACTGACTGAGTTCCTGTATCAGTGTAGTTGATGCCTCTGTATGAGTAAGTGAACGTGGCATCTCCATCAACCACGAGACCACCTTGCTGCAAGAGTTTCCCCTCAGGATCACGACGCTCTACACTTTCGTAGTGATGAATCTCAGCAAGTTGCTGAGGAGTATA